ACTGCTTCCGCACTTTCAGGATCCTGATTTCTGATTTTTCCAAATTCAGCAAAAATTTCCATCAATCTGGCATTGATTGACTGCTGTTCTTCCATACTCCGTCCCGCCGCCTTCTGTTCATATTCCTTATAGACATCTGTTTTTCCCCAGGATGCCTTTGCCTGTTCTGCATACTCATCAATCTTTCTTGTATCAAAAGCCTCAAAACTCATATCTTTCACTCCGATCATCTTTATTCCACGGGCAAGATCAATCAGATTTTCTATATGTTCTTTCCGAAGTTCCAGCAGATGAATCTGCTGTTCCAGAGCCTTATCCCTGTCAAAATCCGGACTGTCCAGAATATCCTTAATCTCTTTCAGTGAAAATTCCAATTCCTTGAACAGCAAAATATGCTGAAGCCTTTCCAATGCCGTATCGTCATACAGCCGGTATCCTGCACTGGTAACTTCCGTGGCCGGCAGAAGTCCAATCTTATCATAATGATGCAGGGCACGTATGCTCACTCCCGATATCTTACTGACCTCATGTACTGTCATCATCTTTGATCACCTCTTTCCCTGTGGTAATCATAGCATAAGCTATTACATAACGTCAGAGTCAATATCTTTTTTAATATTTTCGGAATTTTTCTCGTCATCTTTCTTCTGCATCGTACAAACTCTGTCATCCGCATCAGCTCCTGCCCTGCATAAACACAGGCACCATCCAAACAGAATCAAAAATACAATTCCTGAAACCACAGCACCAATCATCACACTCACCCATTTTCAGAACACCAGCAGTCCTCTTGTATCATAAACAGACTCGCTGGTATCATTTCCGCATCGGATAGCCCGATCCAGTCCCATAATCGTCGCAATGGCACCGTCAATCTTCTCCGTGGACTTTTCCTTATCTGCCTTGATATTTCCCGCCGGATCCGTCCGGATAAAAATATTATCCATCATCCACCGCAGAACCGGATGCCCGCCATGTGCCAGCTTCTGTTCCAGAGTCAGCTTCATCAGTTCCTTCGTCGGCGGACTCATATCCTTAAATCCCTGTCCAAACGGAACCACCGTAAATCCCATGCCTTCCAGATTCTGGACCATCTGCACAGCACCCCAGCGGTCAAAAGCAATCTCCCGGATATTGAACCTTTCGCCCAATCGTTCAATGAACTTCTCAATGTACCCGTAATGAACCACATTGCCCTCCGTGGTCTGTAAAAAGCCCTGTCTTTCCCAGACATCGTAAGGCACATGATCACGCCTGACCCTCAGCTCCAGCGTATCCTCCGGAATCCAGAAATAAGGCAGAATCTGGTACCTGTCATCCTCATCCAGTGGTGGAAACACCAGCACAAACGCCGTAATATCCGTAGTGGAAGAAAGATCCAGACCGCCATAACAGACACGTTCTTCCAGTTCTTCCTCATTCACCACAAACGAACATTTATCCCACTTTTCCATCGGCATCCAGCGGACTGCCTGCTTCACCCACTGGTTCAGTCTCAGCTGCCGGAAACTGTTCTCCTCACCCGGATTCTGCTTTGCAGACTCACAGGCCGCCTTGACCTTATCCATTCCCACTGTAATATTCAGTGACGGGTTCGCTTTCTTCCAGACTTTGGGATCTGTCCAGTCATCCTCCTCGCCCGCACCATAAATCACCGGATAAAAAGTCGGATCAATCTTCCTTCCCTCCAAAATGTCCTTTGCCTTCTGATGTGTCTCATAGCAGATGGAATTGGTATCTGTCCCCGCAGTCGTGATCAGGAAATACAACGGTTGCATTCTGGCATCCCCGGAACCCTTTGTCATAACATCAAACAGTTTCCGGTTCGGTTGTGTATGCAGCTCATCAAATACAACTCCATGAATGTTAAATCCATGCTTGCTGTACGCCTCCGCAGACAGCACCTGATAAAAAGAATTGGTCGGAAGATAAATGATTCGTTTCTGGGAAGCCAGGATCTTCACGCGCTTGTTTAATGCCGGACACATCCGCACCATATCAGCCGCAACCTCAAAAACAATGGATGCCTGCTGCCGGTCCGCCGCACATCCATAAACTTCCGCACGTTCCTCTCCATCCCCGCAGGTCAGCAGAAGTGCAATAGCCGCAGCAAGTTCTGACTTTCCCTGCTTCTTCGGAATCTCAATGTACGCTGTATTGAACTGCCGGTACCCATTTGGCTTCAAAATTCCGAACAGATCCCGGATGATCTGCTCCTGCCAGTCAATCAGTTCAAACTTCTTTCCCGCCCAGGTTCCTTTCGTATGGCACAGACTCTCAATAAATGCCACCGCAAAATCAGCGGCATCCTTGTTATACTTGCTTCCCCTTGCCCGGAACTTCGTTTGCTTATACTTTTTCAATTTTCTCATTGCCATATAAACCAGCCCCTTAAAGCCATTTCAGCCACTGCTCATAAACAGCACTGGAAATCTGTGCCATCATCACTGGCGGTACACTCATCCCACAGACATATTCTACGGACTGATCCACAAAATCATAATCCTCTGGGAATGTCTGTGTGGCTATATAATCCGCATCCGAATATTTTTCACCGTCATAAAATCTGGTCAATGTGGCATTGGCAACATTTGTCGGAGCAATCCTGTTATCATCCACAATGGCATTATTAAACATGGATCTTTTTCCACGCTCCCTTATGGAGATATCTGCAAAACTGGTATCTCCTTTTTTCCGCTTTCCAATCAGTTCCGCCATCATAGGCTTCCTGTATGGAATCCCATGCTCGCTACGAACCATCCCAAACAGAATCGGCTTTTCCTGAAAGTCAAGTTTCAATTTTGGCAAATCCAGATCATTCCTGTGTGCTATAAAAAAGACACGGCTTCTTCTCTGCGGCACTCCCATTGTACGGGCATCCAATAGAAAAATCTGTGTCACATAACCAGCTACCTTAAATGCTTTCAGCAGTTCATTCACATATCCTCTGGCATTGCCTTTCAAAAGCCCTGCTACATTTTCGGCTATCACAACTTTCGGCTTCAGAATCTCCGCTGTCCGGATAAAATGCAGAAATAGGTCATCCAGTCTCTGTTTTTTCTGTCCCTCACGGAAGGCTTTTTCTCTGCCCCATGCTCTCTCCCTGTCCCCCGCTACACTAAATACAGAGCATGGCGGTGATCCATCCAGAATATCCAGATTTTTCAGTTCATCCGGATAATCTTTCCGTTCATTGAAATCCCTGATATCCATCAGATAGGAATACTGCGGATGATGATTCTTCCGGTAAACCTTTATCATGGCTTCATCAATCTCACAATTTCCCACAACTTTATATCCTGCCAGTTTGTACCCCATAGAGGAACCGCCGCCACATGAGAAACAGCTGAACACCGTTTTCCCATTCTTCGGCACATCCTCCAGATCTGACAGCCGCCACTTCCACGGGAATTTATGATCAGTTGTACTTGAATCCGCATCTCGGACATTCATGCTTGAACTCTTCATCACCAAATTCCCCCTCATTAAATTCCTTGTTGCTTCCGGTATCATCCGGATCTTCTTTCACTGTAAACAGATCCGCAATCTCATCCTCACGGAAACCCGTCAGCCCCATATCAAAATCAGCCGCCTGCAGTTCTTCCATCTCAATTTTCAAAAGTTCCTCATCCCAGCCTGCATCCATTGCCATACGGTTGTCTGCCAGAATATATGCTTTCTTCTGTGCCTCTGTCAAATTGTCTGCAAAGACACATGGAACCTTTGTATATTCTTCTTCCTTTGCAGCTTCCAGTCTTCCATGTCCTACCAGAACATTAAAATCCCGGTCAATGACCAGCGGACTAATAAAACCAAATTCCCGGATGCTGGATCTCAGCTTATTGATCTGTGCCGGGGAATGTGTCCTTGCATTATTGATGTAAGGCACCAGCTTCTCCACTTCCACCAGCTGAAAATCTTTTACAACCTTAATCTCCATTCCTGCCTAACCTCCATTTCTTGTCCTGAGCAGGTGTTCCATCACGTCATCCTGCGGTGTGTTTCCCTGCCATTCCACAGAACAGTTTTCTTTCACGATCTGGAAAATCTGATACCAGATCTGGTTGACCTGCTTCATGTACTGCTGTGACATGGACACATACGGGGAAGCAATCGCATTCTTTGTTGTCGGATGCTTTGCCAGCATTCCATATTCCGAAATGGCTTCCTCACACTGCACCCATCTGGCCACACTCATGGCATACTGTTCCATCAGCTGTACACTGACCCAGCGTTCACAGCCTCTTTCTTTCAGCCACTTCCATGTCTCGGTATAAACTTCTTCCGCACACAGGTCTTTTCCATTCTTCTGTTTTGTTTTTAGAAATTCCTTAACCGGCGGCATCTCCGATCCTTCTAGATCAGAAGGTTCCGGCAGGTCACAGACCATTGCCGTCTTGCCCGCAGAGATTTTCTCCGTCAGAGCTTTTCTTTTCGGTCCGCTCCCAGGTCTTGCACCTCCCCTGGCAGTCCCGTCCTTCGCCATTTTCCTCACCTCATCTCTGTCACAGGGGCAATACCCTGTTTGAATACCAAATTTTGTGCGTGACACCCACCCGCCGTTCTAGCGTCACAGCCGTCACAGAGATTTGCACCGCCCCTACCCACCACTGAAAATCTCACCTGCGGTTCCAGCGGTCTCCTCTCTGTGCGTGAATCCTCGAATGGCACGGCTTACACAGTGCAATCAGATTGCTCCTGTCATGTGTCCCGCCTTCACTCAGCGGAAGTTTATGGTGGATCTGTTCGGTTTTAGCCATCACACCTTTCTCATAACACATCTCACAGAAAGGATGCTCTGCCGCATACCTGTCACGGATCCGCTTCCATGCACGCCCATACTTCCTTTTGGCAGTCTTATCCCTGCCATACTTCTCATAGTCACTGTTCATTTTGCTCCTGTGCTCATCACAGTACCGTTCCCCTGCAGGTATCAGCCTGCTGCATCCCGGATATCTGCACGGTACGTCTGGTTTCCTCGGCATCTTTCCACCTCCGGACATGACAAAAGCCCTGAAAGAAATTCATCTTCCAAGGCCTCCGTCTTATTCTGCTTTACACATTCTAACAATACCACAGGAGCTTACTGCAATTCTATAATATTTACTATCAAGATTCCGGAATCTCAAAATTTTCCAGTGCTTTCCGGTGCAGGACAAACACATTGTTCATGCTGAAATCCATGTCATCCGCAATCTGTTCCCATGCCCGGCAGTCAATGTACCGCAGTTCCAGGACCATCTGCTGCTCCGGATCTTCCAGCTTCCCGATCCGTTCCATGATATCACGTTTCATGTTCAGAAGATCCTCAATGTCTTTTCCAATCTCCTGCTGCAGATCCACAATCATGACAATGATATTCTCCATCTTGTGCGGATCCTTACTGGGATTTCCAGGCATATCACTGATTGTTGCTGTTGCCCTGACTGCCAGGTCATTCAAGGAATCCACCTGGCGCAGTTTACTGTTGATCCGCATATCCATCCGGTATGCCTTCATCAGATACTCTTTTGATGCTGTCTGCTGTCTGTTCATATCTACCTCCGTTCAGGCATCCATCCCGATCTCAGCCTTCACAGCTTCAATCAGCGCCGCCTGTGTCCCGTCTTTCATTTCCAGTGCTTTCATGATCCGTTCATCCACGGTCCCATCCGTCACAATATGTATCACGGAAACTGTCCCGGATTCCTGTCCCTGCCTCCACAGCCTTGCAACTGTCTGCTGATACAGTTCCAGACTCCATGTCAGTCCGAACCATACAAGGATGTTTCCGCCGGACTGCAGGTTCAACCCATGTCCGGCACTTGCCGGATGGATCAGTCCCACCTGAATCTTCCCCGCATTCCATTCCCGGATGCTCTCATCCGAATCCAGTTTCCGGCAGTCCACTTTCAGCTTCTTAAGCCGCTCCATGATCCGTGTCAGGTCATGCTTAAACCAGTACGCCACAAGCACCGGTCTGCCATTTGCAGATTCCAGCAGGTCTTCCAGTGCATCCAGCTTTTTCCCATGAAACATATTCACCTCACCGTCATCCCCATAAACTGCACCATTTGCCAGCTGTGACAGTTTTCCGGAAAGGCTTGCCGCATTTGCCGCCGTGATCTCTTCCTCATGAAGCTGCATCACCAGCTGCTCTTTCATTTCTTTGTACTGCTGTTTTTCTTTCTCATCCAGATAAACCTTATGCTCCGTACTGATCAGCTCCGGCATATTCAAGTAATCTGCAGCTTTCATGGAAATCGTGATATCCGAGATCTTGTCGTAAATGGCTTCCTCTGCTCCCGGAATCAGGCGGTAGCTGTACACCACAGGCCCGTTCATCTTGTCTGCCCGGAAATAACATTCCCGGTACTGGCCAATAAATCTTCCCAGGCGTTTTCCCATATCCAGCACCTTGAACTCTGCAAACAGATCCATCAGTCCATTGCTGGAAGGCGTACCGGTCAGCCCCACGATCCGGCTCACAAATGGTCTCACTTTCATCAGTGCCTTAAACCTTTTGGTCTGCCAGGACTTGAAACTGGAAAGTTCATCGATCACCACCATGTCAAAATTAAATCCTGATCCGCACTGTTCCACCAGCCAGGGAACATTCTCCCGGTTGATGATGTAAATGTCAGCATCTACATCCAGTGCAGCCCTGCGCTCGGCGGCACTTCCCACCATCACGGAATACCGGACTCCTTTCATGTGATCCCACTTTTTAATCTCCTCCGGCCAGGTAGTACGTGCCACCCTCAATGGCCCGATGATCAAAACCCGGTTCACTTCAAACCATTCATACATCAGCTCCACAATGGCAGTCAGCACAATGCTGGTCTTTCCCATTCCCATATCCAGAAGAACTGCTGCCACCGGATTCTCCTCAATAAACCGGATCGCATATTCCTGATACTCATGCGGACTGTATTTCATCCAGAATCCCTCCAATCTCTCCCGGATCATCCAGGATAAAAACCTGAAATCCAAGTCTTCCCATCAGCCTGTGCCTTGAAACCTGCAGAGGTCTCGGCATCTCCCCCGGTGCCTTAACCTCCACAAATCCGAAATACCCTCCCGGAAGAAGCACAATCCTGTCCGGCATCCCGTCAAATCCCGGTGACACGAACTTTGGGCAGATGCCGCCCCTTTTCTTTACCTCTGACACCAGTTTCTGTTCCACCTGTTTCTCTCTCATACTTTCTCCATGCCTTCTCAAATGCATCCAGGCATTTACTGCCTGCCCCAGTGTCCTCAAGATATTTCCGGATGGATGCCCTGTCCCCATCCTTCGGAAACTGCCTGTCCAGCTGCATAGCCCTGGCAAGTTCCCCCACTGGTGCCTTTGTCCTTAAATGTTTTCTCACCATCCAGTTATAAAACTTCATAGCCAGCCCTCCATCATAATTTTCCCCTGTGACGCCTGTGATGACTGAATCTATACCCTCTATATAGAGATTTTTCATTAAAAATTTCCCTATACGCGTAATATGTATATAGACATCACAGCCGTCACACTATGGTTAAAAAGATTCTG